ATTCTTTGTCGAATATCGTCAAGTAAACTCATACGTATATACTCGGAGTTTTGCGAATAGCATTGAACGCGTGACTTAACGCGTCTATATAATCGTCGTGCCTATCTTGTGGCGTTCCTGTAAAGCTCAACAGTTCATCTGTAAAGTCTGGATCTAAGTGGCCAACATGATATACAAGGCCTTGCTCGTATCGTGCTTCAACTGGTTGAAACCGTGTAATTTTATCACGTGTTGAAACAACACCAACAACATTCATCTTTGTATTTCTCTTAAGTTCTTGAACCATATATGCTTGCGCTTGGTTTGATTCGACCGCAACTACACGGGCTTGCCACTTTGATTCCATTGCGATAATTTCTGCGCCAATTTCTACAAAGCTCCAGCGCCCTCGTTTAGCGTCAACTACCACTATCTCACCTTGTGAAGTCGTGCCAATTGTAACGATCGCCGTATAATCCGCTGTTTCTTTTTGGCTGATTGCAAGATCGACACCAATATAATAAGCCGTGCATTGTTTGTTATCTGAAATCTTGATCCAATCCCGCTTAACTTTACTAGCGGAACGGTCAACGTATTCAGCCAAGAATTCTTGTGCGAAAACAACTGACGGCATCTGTTCCTTTTGGCGATCAATCTCGGATTCTTTAATCTGTCCGCCCTCATAAGTTGAGTAATGGAACGATTGCCAATCGGAGTATATATTTGAATTCTGGTCGACTTCATAAAAATGGTTTTTGCCTTTTGGTGTCGAAAAGAAATAAGCATCGCCTTCATAATCTGCTAGCATCGGACTTATAACAAAGTTCCATGCGTCTTCAGCATTTGGGCAGTGAGCCCACTCGTCAAGAATCACTCTGTGGAACTTATTACCACGTAAACCATCCGCACGCCAAATACCTTCCAAATTCAATTGCGAATTTCCTAGTTTAATTTCGCCGTCTTTGAAAGTTGCTCCAAGTGGCGCAAATAATTGTCTTGCTTCGTTTTGCCGTCCTTTGAGTTCCGTGTAACTGGGCGCGGTGTAAAGAACCATCGCTCCATCAATTTCCAGCATCTTTTCAAGGGCAAGAGCAAAAGCGAGATAAGATTTACCAAAACGACGCCCGCACCGAATAACATTAAACCGGTTCCGATTGTTAATAATTTCAAGTTGTTTTTCATGAGGCTTAATCCTGACTATCGTTTCCACTTTTGCCACCCCACTCAATTTTCATGACATTCGCTTCTTGAACATTTGTATTCAAATGAGAAAGCAAATCAATAAGAACCTTCATTGCTGCCATGTCTTCTTTGTCCAAAATCTTTTTATGAATCAGCATATGAATAACTTCTTGAGCAATAGTCTCTTTTGTTTTGCCAGGTTTTGCAAGTTCTTCTGCTGCTATCTTTGCCAAATCTTTAACGTACACAATAGAACCAGACGGGCGCCCTTTGTTGTTTCTGTACTCTGGCTTGTTCGCAAAAGAATGCGGCGCCAAGTGTGGATTCACTTTACCTTTTTGAATGTGTTTTGCTGGCATTATTTTTTCACTCCTCCCAATACTCCTAAAACCAAACCAAGACCAAACGTTCCAACTAAATAACCGTAATTTTGTTTTTCTTCAACTGGAAAGGTAATTGTTTTCACTTGAATAGAATCTGGACGTGGTCTATAGACTAAAGAAAAATAGCCCCTGCGATTAGTGTAATTGAACGCCATGTTTATCGTGTCGTTTGTGGACGTGATTACTGAATCTGCTTGGGCTATAAAGTTCGTATCGTTGCAAGGAATGTCTACTGTGTCTGTGTGAAAATAGTCTTTATATTTTAATTGAACGCTTTTCACTTTGATTGTGTCTTTGATATAAACAGGGCGCTCAACTAATTTAGTTACAACACTCGTATCACTTTTTATTGCAGAGCCTTTGTTACATGAATGACCGTAACTTAAGCCTATTAGAAGCATAAGTAAAGCCCACATAAAACACGCTATGAAATTTCGATTCATCATTGCAATACTATTCCGTTTTCAATTAAATAATTTTTCACACCGCCATCTTGATCAATAATTGCAAAACCGTGATTGCTATTCGAATGAGGCATATAGTTCATAACCAACTTGCACAAACAACCAATTGAATAACACTTTATAAACTTATTTTCTAAGCTCCTACCACTCGAGAAACTTGTCCTATGCACGTGGCCTATTACCGTATCTGAATATGTCTTTAGCAATAGATTTCTTGCTGGATTAATACCTCCACTCACTTTGAATTCATGGCCGTGAGCAATAAACGTTTTACCAACTTTCATAAACTGACCAGACTCTACAAATTCAATTCCAAGTTCTTCAAGATGTAATAAGCTAGGCCAATTAATTAATTCTTGAACGGCGTCTGCGTTCTTAACTAAATAGGCTTGCAACCTGTCTTCATGATTACCAGCTTTGAATATAATTCGAACGTCTGGAAACTCATTGCGTAAACCTCTTAAAAATTGCCTTGTCAATTCAAGTTCTTGCAAGAACCTCGGCGCATCTGGCTCTTGTGGATGTCTTGAAAGTCTGTGAGAGTCTATTACGTCACCGTTTAGAACTATGTTTATACACTTTTCACGCTTTGCCGTTTGTATAGCCGCCTTCAAAGCTACAATATCATGAGAGCCAAAATGAATATCACAAAACACCGCTGTTTTGCCTTCAATCCTTACAAGGCTATAAGATTGATCACGACCGTCTGGCATTGCATCCAACCAGTCCATAGGAGCGTCTGGGCTTGCAATACCTCGCATCTTGTATATTACCTCCGCCTCGTCTAATTTTAGACGGTGGCGGATAGTGTGCTTTGTTTCACGATAGCTCAAGATTAAGACAATCCAAGTGGAAATTCAATTTCATGATCTTCTGTACAAACTTCTGCTTGCACATTGTCAGGTAATTCAATAACTGAAAAACCATCCCATGTAATTATATCAATCACTTTGCCAGTGTCTTTATTAATTAATGCGTATTTCATGCTTGTAAAATTAAGTTCTTAGCTTCTTCTTCTGTACCATCTATAGAAGTTTCGGTATTCCATAAATTGCCATTTTCATCAATGAACTTCCAAAGCATTACGGGATATGGAACGCCGTATTCAGTCGGATTGCCATCAGCATCGAATGACAAAACAGGTGTATTTACGGCTTGAGTTTTTTTATAAAATGTAATTTCCATTATGCAACCTCCCAAATAAACATTTGACTTCCATTGTGTACTGTTATTCCAGTACTTGAAGATATATCAACCTGAGCCCACATTAAAGAACCTGTTATATTAGAAGTTGGTAGCAATGAAGCTTCGACTCTTATTACTCTTGGTATAGCACCTAATGTATTTACAATATTATCAAGATAAGCTACACCATCAGCTATTCTATTTGATATATAGCCCTTAGAACTTCCATCAAATCCTAACTTTATCATAGGGGAGTCAGTAGTATTAGTCCTACTTACTAGAAGTCTAAATTCTATGTAATAAGATTTGTTTGCTGTAAAAGCGTATGTTAAGTGGTTATCTGTTTGTAATGTATCAGAGTTTGTAACTGTTTCGTCTGCAGTCTTATTCACTACTGCAGTCGGAGCTCCTAAAGAACTACCACCACTAGCAGCAAGTGTAGTTCCTGACATTGTTAAGCCCGTGCCTAATGTAATTTCTTGCACGTCTCCAGAACCAGAATCGCCACGCCCCAAAAGTTTAGAAGCGGCTGAAACGTTTTGAATTTTTGCATAGGTTACGGCATCATTATCAATAGTCCAAGTCGCGCCTGAACTACTAACAGTTATATCTCCTTTGTCACCGTCGGAAACACCCCCACCGCTGGCAGTTGTCCAAGACAGATTGCTTGAACCGTCTGTACTCAAAACTTGTCCATTTGTACCGCCCGCAACTTTTAACTTTGTTAAGTCGGTATTAATTGTATTTGTATTGTCAATTGTCTTGCTACTTAGTGTCGAGCCTAATTGACCGCTTCTTACTTTAGTTTCTGGCATCTCAATTCCTTACTTTAGATAGTCTGCTATTAATACATCGCCACTTATTGGAGCCGTTGTCATTGTAATTGTATTTGTGCTTATTGTGTAATCATTGCCTGCTCCGCTCTTTAATCGAATACCATTCAAATATAACTTCAATGATCCAGCCGTTGGTGTGTTTGCTAAAGTGTAACTTGTATTAGAACCATTAACAGAACCGCTCGGAGTTTCTTCTGTCACGATATTAGAAGCACCAAAAGCACCCGCCGTGTCTTGCACGTACGTGATAGCAGTTGAGCCTAGCGTGCCACCTGAATTCGATGTGCAATAAAACCTCGTATCGGCATTCGTTGTACCTTGATCTACAAATACTAGCGTTCCTGTAATTTCATCCCACACATTAGAATCACTTGACCTTGTCATCGCAACGCCCGTGCCGTTCCAATCGTAAATCCCGTTTTGGCTTGAAGTTGATTGATTTTTAAGCAATACCCTTTCGCCACTCGAAAGAGAGTGACTATCGATTGAACTTGGTGCACTTGAAATATTCACGTCCGCAATACTTGCTACATGAACGTTCCTATATTTATAAGCACTTGATAAGCCCGCGATTGCCGTGTCTACATAGCCCTTTGTGCTGGCGTCTGTTGAATTGCTTGGCGTTCCTAAGCTTGTTATAGTCTGATTGCCTAAAGAAACAGAACCCGTAAAAGCCACAGAGCCGTCTTTCTTTATAAAGTTTGAACCGTCTGCTAGCTTTGAACTTGCTATTCCAGCGCCCGCTTGTATCTTGTTATTATCTATTGCACCGTCTTTTATTTGGCGGCCTGCTATTTGTGTTTCTGCCATTGTTAAGCCTTTTTGTAATTAACTCTTAAAACGTCACCAACCGCCAAAGAATAAGTAAAGTTTATTGTCAAAGTTCCGCTTGTTGTGTAGTCAATCCCGTTCGTTGCATGAATGCCGTTTACGTACACTTCTACCGTGTCTGGATCAAAAGCATAATCTACAGTAAACGTTGCGTTCGTTCCATTGATTGCACCGTTTGGAGTTTCTTGCACAACTTGACTGTTTGCCGTTGTTGTTAAGAATCCATTCCATTCTACAGTTACATCACCGACATTAACTAAACTCATGTAGTCACCGTATCTAGTATATGAACATCACCTTGTACCCATCTGACAATTTCGCCACTTGCAAAAGTGATTCTTACATCGTAATATAAATTTTTTGTAGGAGTCAAAGCAAGTGAAGTCGAAGCTGGCAAATTAAGAATAATCTTACCAGCCGTGTGCGGAGTGTCTAACGTTGCTACAAACGTAAACACTACAGAGTCTGTACTCTTATCTTTGCATTGACTTGAAAGCGTTGCGCCTGTTAAATCAATCGCCGCTCCACTTGAATCACTGAAGGCAATAACGTAGTTGAACGTTTCGCCTCTGTAAATTTTTATGTTTAGCTTGTTTCTCATGGATTCTCCGCAAATAATTTGGCTACAAAAGAACCACCAACTGCAAGACAAAGCAAAGTGATTGCTAACCATAATCTTTGACTTAATAGTGCAAAACCACAACCAGCAATACCAGCGCTTGCAAAAGCGCCTGCTATTCGTCTCACCAATCTTGGTGTAGGTTCATTCCAATATTCAAAACCAAACTTCATTATTTGTTCGCCATTATTGCGTAAATCTGATCTAGTCTTGCATTGACTTTCTCGAATTGCTCGTCCATCTTAGCAGCATTTTCTTTTTCAGTTTTTTCCAATTGCTTCACTCGGTATTCAAGTTGTGAATTGTTGAAGACAGCATGAGCCGTCTCTTTTATTATTGAACTGATTTGATTTGCGTGGCTTATCTGTGTCTTATTCATGTATCGCAAAAACATAAGCACAATTGTAATTGTACTTACTAAGCTGGCTAAAATGTTCTTAAGTATTTCTGGTACAAAATCCATTTCGATATATATATAAAAACAAGGGGGTTGCAAAGTTGCGCCCCCCTCGTCTGGAGAAGGAGCATGAGAAGTATAACTATAATAAGAAATATTTTTGACAATTCCAAATAAAAAATAAAAAAGCCCCGAAGGGCTAATGTCCGAAGCTCTGGGGGGAGCTTAAAAAAGTATGAAGTCTGTGATCCTAAAATAGTTGCTCGGATCGATTGAACGTCTTCGCCTCCAAACGCCGTCGCCATCGTTTTGGCTACCTCTGACACCACTCGAAGTGTTGCCCTCAACCGTCGTGCCTTTCGTGCCTTTCCACTTTTCAACAACGCCAGCATGGCCAAAGATTGTATTACCACGTCTCCAAACAATAATCGTTCCCGCTGGTAATTCACCATTGAATGTGTTTGCTTTGATTGTTTTGTTCTTAGTTGCAAAACTACGAGCAAGACCTGAACCCGTAAAAGGTAATCCCTTGACGCCTGCTGAATCAAGGCAAAAGTTCACGAATGCTGCACACCATTGCGAACCGCGCGGCGCTTTGGATACCTTTTGAAAGCGCTCTACCCAGTACCCGCCATTGTTACCGACTTCTTTAGTTCCTATGAATCCACGTGCGATCAAGTATGTCTTATGACTGCGAGAAGCACAAAGCGGCTGTGAGTATATTGGCTGTAAGAAACAAGCTGTAAGCAATAGGACTAGAAGATATGATTTCACGTGTGTTAACCTCTTTTATTAATATTGAATCTACAAACCAAGCGCAGCCGATTGCAAGAGCGTATTTGCTTAAACCAAAAGCAAAAGTACTGAACTGCCAGTTTGAATTTAGTGTGAAAAAGATTGCAAGAAATGCGCCTAAAAATAAGGGCGCAAAAGTTTTAAGAGCTTGCATGATGAATCCTTAAATTGATACGTGTAAAATTGAGACTTTAGAAGTCAAGATCTTTTTATATAAAGGAGTGAATTTTAATGTTGTTAAACCGTCGCTTGTGCCTTTTGCATAGCGTTCCCAGTTAGCCTTTGCAAGTGTTGAATCTATATTTATTGCATGATCAAGACTTTTGAATGTACCGCCCTCACGTCTTGTGATCACTAGTTTTTCATTTGCACATCTTTTTATCAAGTCATCATCTTCAGAACCCCATCCCCAGAACTCATTAGAAAATCCGTTTACTCTCATGAAGTCAGCATTTGGGAACATCGTAACGCCACCGAAATAGGTTTCATATGGAATACCGTCCTCGAATTGCGTTGCGCTTGCAACTAAGTGAGTCGGGCTTAAGCATGGCGAATAATCCGCTGTGATAGGTAGCATATCAATATCATGGAATACGTAATAATCCGCTTCAATTGAATTATAGCCTATATTACAAAGTTTGCCACGATTGAACGGCAAACCAGGTTCTTGTTCAACTATCAAGATATGAAAGTCGTGACCTTGCATAGTCAAGTAGGTACTCATGTACGGAATAAACTCTTTTGCGTGCTCGTGCCTATCTCTAAAAGGCACTATGATTGCTAATTGCATTCGTCCTCACTCATTGCGTAAAATTCCGCTTTGCCTTGTGCTTCTTGCAAAGTGCAATTTCTGAATCTGTACTTAATTAAGCCTTTGCCTTGCATATCGTAGATAGTGAACTTCCAACCATTGTCATAAGGTAATAAAACGCAAAACGATTGCACGCCATTATAAAAAATACTAGCTTTGCAACCGTCTTTGTAACTTCGCCAATCAAAGAAAGGCGACTCGTTAAAATGGTATATTTTCGGCATGGCTGATAGGTTCCACTTTGTTTATAGCACTTAACTTCACACTTGTAAAGTAAGCAACTTCACCAGTCGGCTTATTGTACTTACGGCCTGTTAAGTACACGCTGATTTTGACCTCGTCATCTTGCTTGAATCCGTTCAGCATCTCACAAGCGTTGTTCGTTGCTTCACATCTTATGAACTCTGTGTACTTTCCAGAATCAATACGTAAAACAAAATCACGTTTTGAAAACTTATCGCTAATTTGTTGAACTGCTCCAACGTGTTCAATGAATCCACTTAAATCAATCTTGCTCATACTCTAGCCTTTTCATATGTAAATATGTTTTGAGAATACCACCACTCTACACCTTGTAAAGTTTGTACTATATCTCTTAAATCTGTATTAATCTTATAACCATTCAATTTGAATAATTTATGCCAATATTCATGTGGCTGTTCATTTATGTGATTTGTGCCACCTTGTCCAACAATAGCTGCGCTAAATATAACTATATTTGATATAGAACACAAATCTTTAACAAAATATTCCGCTCTTGATTCTGGCAAATGTTCAGCAACTTCTAAACATAAAACAGCATCAAAACGCCCTTTGATTTTCAAAGGTTCCTCAAGATCAATCGAAATAAAGTTTTTGCAAATTGGAGTTGCATAATCACCATCAAAGCAAGTTGCATCAATTCCAAGATCATCAAATACTTTGCACCATGTACCAACCCCACCACCTACATCCGCAACTTTTTTTGGCTTGTAAAGCTCGATTATATGTGGAACTACAACCAAAGCAGAGTTATAAGAACCAGGGCTTTGTGAAGCATAAAATTGTTTGTTGTATATACTCATATTATTTTCCTATTGCCTTGTAAAATTCTTCAATCGATTTAATTATTGCATACTTGCAACCAACGCTCATAACTTTCGCTTGCCACTCGATTTGAAGCACGCTTTGGCGTCCCTTCAAAGCTTTGAATTCCAAGAACACCACGCCACCAGAATGCAAGTACGTCATGTCAGCAACACCAGCAACCAAGCCTATCGAACGCAAGTGAATTCCGTGCCGTGCATTCTGGGGATTATTGAAGTTCATGTATAACAGTCCACGTTCTTCTGGATATGCATTCCAATGCGATTGAAAACAAAAGGCTTGTAGTTGGGATTCATTCATAGTTGATCATATTGGTATAATTTTCGCATCTTTTAGCTTGCCCATACAACCTTTCTTCATTAAATAAGTTACAATATATTAGATGTTTTTTGCTTTCTATAGTTTTGTAATTTACGCAATTATAACACATTTGACCATCGTTCACATAATCTTTATTAAATTTATAAGGGTATTCCTTAAAAAGATTGTAATATTTTGTATATATAGAAGAATTACCAGCTAGGTGATAACTTGTACTATCTGTTAACTTACCTTTTTTTAGGTTTTCAATATCTTCTTGATTTTGTATTCTTATCTCTATTATTGGTATCCCTGAATCAATTTTATCTCGACTTGACTCATGAGTAACCCTAATTTCTACCATTACTTTGTAATCATGTTTTGAACTAGAAAGAAGTATATCTGCACGGTATTTTCCTATAGTTTTTTCATATTCCCATATATCAAATACATCTGATAATTTACCTTTGCTATCATTTAACAAAGAGAATGCAAATTCCTTGTAACTAATTATTTGCATTGCTTTGTTTTCAAAGAATACACTTTTCGCTAGCTTGTGTAAATATCCTTCACCACTAGAGTTTGCTATATCTTTATGAGCGAAGTCCACACCAACATATTCTGCAGTCATTACATTCAGCATTACACTCACTTCTTTCTCCAGTGCATCCAGAGCCAGCCGTTGGCATAGCCCATCATTTGCGTAAATTGTTTCGCTTCATGCAAGTTACGACATAAAGTTTTAACAATCCAAATAGAATTTATTTTTTTTGCTTTAGCAAGCATTACCCAGGTTTCAATATTGCCATATCGTGCCATGTTCATCGCATGACTTTTTGTAAGTTCTTGAAGCTCTGCAATCACTTCACGTTCTGTTTTTGGTATCACACAACCACAATACACACACGCTCTCGCAACGCTAGGAATCAAAGCTCCGCAATCTTTACACAACTTCACGGGCGCAACGCCACTTGATTTCTTCTTTTCTTTCTTTTGTAAACTCCACTCACGTGGATCATCCCAAAAACCATGTGTCAAAACGTTATTACCAAAATCAAGAATCATAAAACTATCCTTACCAGGAGCCGTTCTTGATCCACGACCACACATCTGCAAATATAAAGGCAAGCTCTTTGTAGCTCGGTATAGTATTACGCATTCTGTAGAAGGTTCATCAAAACCCGTTGTAAAAAGCCCTACATTTGACAAAACAGCGTTAGGCGTCACTTTATACCACTCGAGTGCGTTTCGTCGCTCTGCGGGGCTTGTAGAGGCGTCCACGTGCATTATAGGGATTCCATGCGATGTGAATTCCGCACATAGCTCTTTTGAACTTTCAATATTAGAACTGAATATTAAAGTCTTTTTATTCTTTGCAAGGCGCTTGTAATTGCTTAAAACACCCTTGTATATTTGCGAATTACTGTACATTGCTCCAAGGCTGGCCGTGTCGTAGTCACCCCCGCGCGTCTTTATGCCTTGTAAATTTACTTCGACACCGTAATAAGTCGGCTTTGCTAAATAGCCTTGTTCGATCAAGTTTTGAACGTCGATCACGTTTACAATTTCGGTGTAGTGCTTGTCTAAACTTTCTTGATTACCTTGGCGATATGGTGTAGCCGTTGCGCCAATTACGATTGCATTATCACTAACGAACGGCATTAACTTTGAAAAGGTTTGCTTGTGAGCTTCATCGAATATTATTAGATCAAGTCTTTTGAATAGCTCTAAGTATTCGGGCTGGCTTAAGCGTCTGTAGATTGTCTCCACCATTGCAACATAAATTGAATACCTATTCAAGTGCGTTGTAAAGGCTTGAATGTACTCTGGTAATATTTTGAGGCGGTTTAATGCGCCTCCAGATTGTGTAAGCAGTTCCACACGGTCTGTAATGATCATCACTGTCTTGCCCTTTTCGATTGCGCTCCTGCACATCTCTGAAAAGATTACCGTTTTGCCCGCTCCCGTTGGAGCGCAAAGAATAATTCTTTTGTGTCCGCTTGTAATTGCATTGCGGAGTTTTTGAATTGCATCAAGTTGATATTGTCTTAGTTGTGTCATTATTATAGATATTATAGTTTATTATAGACTTTTTCAAAAGTCTGTAATAGGTTAAGTTCTTAATTTTCAATAAGTTGCGCAAACTATTATAGATATTATAGATATTATAGGTATTAAACATATATTTATATATACATACATACACACATACACACACGCATTTTATATATATATAGAACTACAAAAAATTACATAATATCTGTAATATCTGTAATAGTAAACGTTGGTTCAAGATCATTGCGTTTGCATACCCACCATACGCCAGAAGTTTTCCCATTTATGGATTTGTATTCCTTTCTATATCCATAATTTTTAAGGACTTGGCCTAATTTGTGAGATGTTAGTCTTTGGTTAGTATCTTGGCTAATAATGTTCAAAATTTGGGTATTTGTTAGCCATTCGGAGTATTTTGCTTCTGGTTCTTTGAAATATTGAATCAGTAATTCTTCTTCAATACAAATGGAACGATTTGCGTATGTGAGTTCATTTAAGATGGAAATATCCAAAGAATTCAACTGCCATTCTTTGCCACATGATATATATTCATTATAAAGCTCCGCAAAAAGTAGGTCTTTATCGATTGAATTATACAAATCCCAATCAATTCCAGTAATATCAATCGGAATGATCCTTCTATTGCCTGTCAAGTCGTTAAGTAGTTGAGAATCATTAGAAGTACCGCAAAGAACTGCATAGCGTTGCATATCAATATTTCTTTTTTGATATGGTGGTCTAACTGAAAAGATTTGCTTTGAACTTAGCTCTTTGAGTAGTTTTTCTTCTTTTTTGGACTTGCCACCAAACTCATCGTCGCATATTATCAGCTTATTACACATCAAGATCAGATCATCTTTGCCAAGATCAAGTTTAGATTCAGCATAGTAGCTGCGTAGCTTTTCAGGGAGTAACTTTCTAAAGAAATTCGTTTTCCCTATGCCTTGCCCGCCGCAAAGAACTAAAATAGTAACAGAGTGAGTACCGTGCATTGAAGCAATGATTCCAAGAAGCCATTTTTTGACATAGTTTTCAAGCGTTGCGGGCGTCATATACTTGCTTTCTTTGTACTGAATCGCTTCGCATAGCCTTGTAATATGGCCGCTTGTTTTGATGTCACGGCATTCTTTCAAATATTCAGTAAAAGGATTGAAGCTTTGCGTATTATCGCTATCAATTATGCTATTAACTATTTGCGATTGAACGGTGTTACCTAATTGCTCACGTAACTGAATAAAAATGTTATTGAATTCACGGTCTGTAAAGTTACGGCCGTCGATTTCCATGTTTTGCGTAACAAGATTGAACCTTAGATCATAACTTTTCAGCATTAACTTAATAGATTCTATTTCTCCAGAGCTTTTTTGTGCTTTTTTTGTCTTTATATCGAGATCAAAGGCTTTGTCAACAGTTGCAACGATTTCAGGGCCTTTAATCCCTTGTTGTTCAAGTAGTTTCAGAGTTGAAGCCTTGGCTTGCTCTGCGTTTTGGCTATCTCGTGACTTTGCAAGTTGTGTAAGATTGATAATTTTGCGTGTTGTATCTGTTTGTGTTTCAATTCCAGCTTGTGAGCATAGATAAAAGAACGTATTAAGACTTACAGAGCCGTTTTTGTTCTTAATAAGCAAATTGTACTTCGCATCTGTTTGCAATTCGTCATATTTAGGGCTTATAGAGCTTACAGCGTGATAAAGTTCGCGCCCTTGCTCTCCTAGTCCATTTGCCAAAGAATAACCAATCTGAATCCAATCATGGTGGCTATTGTTAGTAAGATCGATTTTCTTGTCTTGAATCTGTTTTATGATATGTTTATAGTCTTCATTTGTAGCAATTACTGGCTTGCGTTCGATTTCTTGTGTTTTATCTTTAATGTACAGCTTAAATTGCTTTGGTTCATGGTCTTTTTGATATAAATCTGGATCCCATGAAACTATTCTCAATCGTGAAACATCTTTGCAAGACTTATCTGCAATTACTTTGTAATAATCAGCAAGATATTTTTCAAGCCCGAGATATGCTTCAAGATGTTTTGAGCCGTCTATCTTGAAATATGCCACCCAACCAAGACCACCAACAGAACGGTGAACCGCCCACGTATATGGATCATTCTTAAGCGCTTCTATATCGGCGTCTTCATTATCTTTGAAGTCGATATCTACACAAAGGATATTGCTATGCTGCTGTAAAGAGTCCGCCCGCCTTTTCGAAAACGTTCCAGATGGCGTCACGGCTGGCATTGTTTTCTTGTCCTTTTTACCAAGGCGAACGGCCAGCACTTCATCTTGCCAGCGGCCGTCTTTCACATAGCCTAGAAAGGTGTAGAAAGAGATATTTACTTCTGGATTCGTATCCAGAGCTGCTTTGAATACTGAAATGTTCATTTTGCCACCCTATCAAAGTAAAAACTTTCAAATTCTTGAATAAACGCTTGAAAATCAAGTGAATTGATAAAAACGTCCTTCACTTTTAAGATTGAATGAACTACACTTGACGGATGTTTATTGAATTTTAATCCTATGAATGATTGTGTAACTGGCAAAGTAAAATATAGTAAAAAGAATAAGATATGTCTTGCATCTGCTAAGTTTCTATATCGTTTATTCGAGTAGATATCTTCAACAAGCACTTTTTTTTCTTGAGCTAGCCAATTAGTAATTTTATTTATTGCAAAGTCTGGATCTTTGTCAAATTGTTTCTTTGCTTTAATGTATTTTTTCATGATGTCAGGAGTTTCACCTATTACACGGTCTTGCTTTGGCTTATAGGTAATTCCAAATAGTTTCATTCGTTCTTCTCTTATTTGCTCGCTTAGTGTCATTTCATTGCATCCAGATAATTAAATAAATCTATATATTTTTTTTTGTCTATAAATTGCGGTATATGTCTTTTGTAATTGTAGATATCTCTTTGTGTAAATATATACTTTTGCAAATATGAAAGTTTGCAAATATTTCGAGATCTAAAATAATATACAATTGCAAAAAGATTAAGATTGCATCCAGTATGTCGAGAAGCTTTAATCAAAGCAAGTTCATCAAAAGTTATATTCAGCTTTTTGCAAGCTTCAGCTATGATAGGATGTTTACACGTTACTGGTTCAACTACTTTTTTGATAGGGAACAGTTTGAGTCGTTCTTTTCTAAGTTGAACACTCATAGGAACGTTAGGATCGAATGAACTTGGAAGTTCTAAATATTGAATCGCTTGCATACGCACCTCCAGAATAATAACCATTGTGCAAATTGACTTCTAAACATTTGGCGTGTCATGTTCATAACTGCACCTCCAGAGCGTTCTCCAATCCAACTAAATATAAAAAATCTGTGTAATCTGAAACCCAATTATTTACCGTTTCATGATTGTTTGCGGGCGCAAAAAAATTGAAGAATGCGCAATTCTTAAAATCAGTTGCAAGACTATCTTTGAATTCAAAAACATTGTATTGTACTTCTGGCGCTTGGAACACATCGCAGTACACACGCCACTGCAAAGAATCTGCATAGGTTTCATATTGAATAGGAGAATACGTTGTTTTAATTTCAATGATCTTATTGCCAACGATTTGATCCGCCATTCCAGTCAGTGAAACAAGCCCTCGTTTTGTTTCGTATGTTTTGCGTACTTTTATTTCAAAAAGCGGGCTTCTATAGTCCATAAAATTTCGTGCAGCTGTGATACAATCTTTTGTAAAATATTCAGTATATGGTTCTGGGTTCTTGCTTTGTAGCATCTCATGAAACTTGGTTCCTTTTATCATTTTTTCATTAGGTTCGAAGCGTCTTAAGATTGAGTCGATTAATTGATCGAGTGTAATTTTTTCATTGATATATCTTCTATATGCTTCGAGATTCGTTGCGCTTACTTTAATCATTGCAAGGCTCCGCAATCTTATCAAGTAGTATATAGTCTGCATTATGCTCAATAAAAAATTCAAATCTCATTAAAGCTTCATGTTCAGTATTGCAATATAAAAACCATTTTTTTTCTAAAACATTATATTCAATATGACCTGTAACATAATGAAATCTAATGTTTTGAAAAGCTTTGAATCTAATAAGCAACAATCCTATAGGAAATTTTTCATGATCTTTAAGTTTATTCCATTTCATTTGACGGCTCCGCAAAGTACACATCTTGTAATGTCGTTGTAATATAATCCCAATCGAGCATATTGCCTAGATCTTCAATGATATAGTGCAAAACGTCACTCTTACATTGTTTAATCAAATCAGTGTAAATTATTTCTTCTATTTGATCGCATATTTCAAGGTTCTTAGTTTCTTGAATATATCCATCAAAGTTTTCACGTAATTCATGTATTGCGTAAAAATCTTCATAATAAGAGATAATGCTTTCTTCAATTGCTTTGTTACTCATTGCACGCCCTCCCATAATTTAGACTCAGCATTGTAATTCAATCCACGGCTATTGAATGTTTGCTGAACGCCAGCCCAAACAGATTTTTTAATGCTTGCTTGCAAGTTAGCTTTTGCCATTTCTTGCATAAACTTATTTGCATCCTTTGAAGTCATTGCTTTTTGCATCCATTCACTTACAAGGCTAATTGCTTCTTCTTGCTCTTTTGATCGCTTTACAAGCGTTTCTTGTGTGTGTTTTATAATGTTTTCAAGAGTACCGACCATCGAATCAACTTCTTGAATATGCACTGGTTCAATGCCTGCGCAATTTTTAGCGGTTACTGTGTCACTCAAATCAAAAGTAAGAATTCTACGATTGTTTACTGTTGTATAATATCCAACGAGGTCACATGATTGCATAAGCAAGTCATAAGAACCGCCCTGAACAAGTGGACGCTTGATCCTGAAGTCGCCTTCTTCTTTTTCTTTTGCATGAGCAATAAAGATTACATTTTTACCACTTAACTTCAAAGGCGCAAAGAACTCCGCAAATAGCTTCTTTGTTTCGCCCCAGAGTTTAATTCCGTTTCTTGCAAGTGCTGGCTGTGAAGATTGTAGGTACATTTGCATAAGTTCAATCATAGTGCCAGCGGTGTCGATTACTATTGAATCATGCTTTGCAATAAGCTCTGTGAGCTCTTTTTGTGAACTTATAATGTCAATCCATGAATCAAATTGCACTACATTCCCTCGACGATGCGAAGCTCTGTGTGAACCTCTGTCAAAATCCAAAACAAGTGGATTTGGTGCGGTGTTTGCAAGTGTAGTTTTACCAATACCGGGATCGCCATATATTAGGATGTTAAGACCTTGATATGCAAGATCGTCAACTTGGCTGTAAATTCTAATCATCTCAACTTCTCCAATTCTCGATAATGTATTAAATAGTGTGAACGCTTAGCGCATTCTGTTTGTTGAATATTTGTAAATACTGGCGGTGTTGTGTATGTTCTGTTCTTTAGTTTTCTTAGCCTACCTTTGATAAGATAGTCAACATACACTCGTGAAACTTTTAGCAACTCTGCGACTTCTTTTGGCGTAAGCCATTCATTCATAGTAAGCTCCATTAATTGATTAAAATTCTATACAACAAGTAAGAAGCCCAATAACAAAGACAATGACTATTTTGGCATAGTCTACAATGTTTTCGTAATTAGCAACTTGACTTTTGTAGAAGTCTCTTTGTCTTTTGATGTCTTCGTAAGATTCCATGTTCTTTCTCCGTTTATTTGTTGATTCAAAAATATAATATTATTTAACCATTTGCAAAAGTTTTTTTAATTACTGTTTTACATAAACATATTTAACGTGATCAAATTCACTATACCAAGCTTCAATGCCCATTGCTCTCAATTCTTCTACTTTTTTTGCTGCTTGCTTATGATTAGAATATGAATAAGGATGTATACCCCATTTTGTTTCTTTAGCAAGTACAACTTTTTTTGTTCTACCAAGTAATGTTGTTAATACTGTTTTCATGTTCTTTCTCCGAGTGTGTTTGTTATTGTGTCATTTTGTTGATACAAATATACGGCATTATTTAACCATTTGCAAAACTTTTTTTTATTTTTTTTTGTACACCTTTAGAGAGCGCATAAAATCGAGGTTTTGAACATAATATTTTTTTTCAAATAATTTGCATAGCATATGTTTTTCTCTTTGCGTAACAAAAAAGCATTCAATGTGTTGTATATTTGCATCCAAAAGAAGCGCTTCAATATCATTGAACTTATCAGAATATATAGAGAATACTTTTCCATCTACTTTAGTATAGGTAGTTTTCATGTTTAATCAAGATTTGTATGAGGAAAGGGCTGCTATTTTGCAATATTGCGAAGGCTTGTCAAAAGAAGAAGCCGAAAAAATAGCACTTGCAGAACAAGTTCAAAAGTAATATATTTGCATTATAAATTACTTAATATTTTCACGTTATATTAAGTATTGCCAAAAAAAAGTCTGAACAAAGTGGGATTTGTTTGGATTTTTTTTTATATTGCGATCACTAATTAATCTTTTTTGTAAGATTAAAAAGTAAAAATCTAATTATGACCGCAAAGTTCTTCCCTTTGCGGTTTTTTTATTTAGTTTCGTGTTATAACGATTTGCCCTGTAATTGTAGCGCCACTTGCATAGGTTTCAGCGCTTTTGCACTCAGGTACAATGTACAAAGTCTTTGAAGTTGGCTGGCAAACAAAGTGCAACGCTGGCGTAACTGTGTTTACCGCAACACCTGTTGCTCCATTTACCCAAGAACCCGCCGCAATGTCGATATAACCAACTAAAAATGAAAGCTGTGAACTAATGAATGCTTGAGGACTATTTCGAGCCGCTGGCGTAATTGAATCGCCAAAGATCCAAAGTCTTAGATCAGGCAAAGCAAGAGTTCCAGACGAAGTTTCTTTAAGGATAATTCGTTCAATAATGCCTCCCATGCCTAAATATCGGGCGCTACTGACTGCAATTGCTGAACTTGTCAATATATCACCACTGGCATAAGCGGCGGTATCAAGAGTACTAAAATCAAAAGTTTGCAAGACTGTGTCTTTGCCTGTTAATCCTGTGTAGAATTCCATATTATTAAGCTGGGTTAGATGTGATTGAATTTCTTAATGGTGCTAGCCATATAGCTTGCAGCCATATTTGAGAATTAGCATTGGTAATTGTTATGTTTTGATTCAAACCATAAATAAAAAGATCAAGTTTGAAACCTCCACTTTCATTTGCTGCAATATTTGGTTTATTTTCTCTAAAAAGATCAAAACCAATAACTGGCACTAATTGAGTTAAGCGCAAAGTAGGATGTTCTTGTGTTTTTAAATAATCTCCACCATGCAAAGTTTCGTCAACTTGTTCTTCTGGATATGCTTTTAACATATAAATATGATTACCAGCATGATCACCAATGTACAACATGGCCTGCACTTGATACCATCCAGAACGGTTTACTTTAATAGTTGAACCGTCCGCAGATAAAAAATAATTTGCATTTTCTGGACCATATTTAAAAACGTTATTAGTTTCAAAAGTAACCGTTGCTTGACTCCAATTTGAATGGCCAGCGTGGTTGATAGTAAAATCTTTTATTTTAGCTATTCCAAAAGGTTCAGCATAATTATTCGCAATAGCACTCGAGGCGGCGCTGTGAGCAATTACACGGCTTAAACCTACAGAACGTGAAACGGCTTCTTGAATATTCACTTCTGTTGTGCTATCGCCTTCTTCTTGCTCTATTATGTTTATAAGTTGACCATTAACTGGCAAATTGAATGCAACTTGATTACGGCCTATGCCTTTTGGTGTGACTGGTTCATTGAATTTCATTATGTTACTGTGACTCCATGTGCAATTAGTTTAGCATCTACCATTCCGCTCCAAATATCAAGACTATAATTCACTACAGTTCCTAAAACAGATATTGCTGGCGTTGTTGGATCCCAAACGCCAAGAATTTGATTAAGATTGCCGTATAGTATAGAAGCCGACCTGCCAAATTTAACTGGTTCAATACCTCTAAGAGTGCTTTGTGAATTTGGCTTTGAAGTTGTTCTAAATTCTACAGTTTTGAAAGTAGGTTGAGCCATTGTATATACAATCGCATAACACAAATTATAAGGTAAACCATTATTTTGTTGTTCTGTAATAACTTGCTGAACAAATGTTTCATCTCTGTTGATTTGATTGTATTTACTTATAGGAGTAGCAAATCGATAATTGATTCTACATTTTGTATCTACTTTTCTAACTTCACCATCTTCACTTAAATAACACAAAGTACCAGGATTAATAGTGTTTCTTATATAGTATTGACTTGCATCATATGCTATTCTTTCTGGTGGTGGTGGGTTAAAAATATCGTTAATTCTTTTGAAACCACTTGTTAACAATGGCAAATTATGAAATAAAAGTTTTAAGTCTTTTGAATTATCTCCGCTTGTAGCTTGCTCGTTATAAGTCCAGTCGGTTGTATCACTATCGCCTTGTATATTACTTACAACAGCTTTGCAAGTATTTAGAGTTTCATTAAACAATTTGAATTTTACACTATCATAAACGGTGCTTTGCTGTACTGAAAAGTTAGTGCTATATTGAGGAAGCATATAATCCATAAGCACTTCAACACTATAAGACCCCCCGCCGTATCCATAAGTTTGAGTGCCTTTGTGCATAAAGTTTTCAGCAATACTATTAATGACTTCATGAAAGTTAGTGAATTGACCAAATCCTTCTTTATCCTTTAATATGCCACCAATGCAATCACCATAAATATTTGGATAATCTGAATCTAAGAACTTTGAATCATTGACTTCACTCACTATGCAAACATCATCAAATTGATCAAGAATAGTTCCTGCTATTGATGGGGTGCTTAATGTATAAAAATCTACAGTATTTGACAAATCAAAATAAAAGTTACAAGGCGAACAAAGCAAGCTAACCATGTGATCAGTATACATTATATCCATTTTAACAAATAAACTGCGTATTGTTTGTATTTTATATGTTAAACCACCAAGTAATTGATTATACATAAAGTATGATAAAAGGTAATTATAATTACTTGGCTGTTGCCCAAAATGATATGCAATCTCCATATCATGATATTCTTTATCTTCATATTGCAATGAACTGCATTGAGTACCGTAGTCTACTAGCTCGTGTTTGCATCTTAGATAGTAAAACCATATTCTAGGCTTAATTATTTCACCTATGCAACGGCCTATATCGTAAATTTCAACACTAATTTTAATTACTGGGCTTAATTTAGTCAGTTCGATTTCATTATCCGCTGCAAATTTCTGGCAGCCTATAAAGATAGGAACATAAGTAGCTCCAGAATCATCGCTTCTTGATAATATGAATGTATTAAAACACTTAAAACCAAAATCAGCTTCAAGTCCTATGATTGAACCGCCACTATCTATAGGCTGACAAGTCGAATCTGTACCTCTTAATAACTTATTACGTAAAACACTGTAATTTATAGTGTCTGTTCCATCCGCTCCAATATTGAAATTAATTTTCAATGTTTGAGTTGCAATACCTAAAGGAATGTCACCAAGTGACGCTTCAAAAGTCATGTCTCTTAGTAAGAAATCATCTGGCAATTGAGTTTCAACAAATCCACTTGTAAGAGTGTCTTGAGCATCGTTTGCCGTGTGCGATGGTATTATCTCAAGTTTATACAATTGAGAATCGTCACTTGTCCACGTCGTGTAATATTTATTTAGTATTGCCATTATAAAGTCTTTGAATAACAAGTGAGTATTAATTTTTCATTTCCAGAAGCCCATTCTTTTGACATACTTATATCGCATTTTGCAAAGTTAAACGGCAATAAACCTGTTGTCAATGGAAAATTTGTAGAATCAGAGTAACGGTCTGGCAATTTTTCAGTTGGTGGATTTGCCGCTTTAATTCTACAAAAAGCCTTGCTTAAAACATTATCAATAAGATACTTTGTAGCCTCTGTTGTTGTAGTTCTTTGATAATCCCATGTGCTAAACGGAATACATTCTATTTCAAGTACTGTTCTAAATTTACGCCGTCCTATTTGCGTCCCGTTCATAGCTGTTTGTGTTTCGGATTCCACTTCATAAGTAGGGAATATACCTAAAATATCAAAAGCAATTGCATTATAAGTTGCACCTGTAAAACTACTCAAGTCACATCCTTCGATTACTGCTTTCCATCTTGCCATAATTAACCTCTACGAGCCGAACGGCGTTTTTGTTCTACAATCAGTGCATTAATACTTTTTGAATCCGCTGTAAGCACGCCAGATACCTCTACGCTTGTGTTTCTTTGAATGCGCACGCCAAGACCTCGAGTTTCTTCACGTAATTTGCGTACTTCACGAATCAAATCGCCATCTGGAGTGACGCTAACAGAAGTCGACGGCATTCGCATTTTGTAAAACTCTGCAATGCTTAAGCCTGTTCTATTCATGAATTCGAGTTCTTCTTTGTTGTTTTTCGTTGCACGAGCTGTAATTACAGATTCACCACGTGAAAGCCATGCGGGTATAGAATCGCTTGTTTCTGTGCCTGCACCATCTAAGCCTACAACACCATCTTTGAATCCAGCGGCGCTTCTTGCAAGACCTAATAAACCATATAGAACGCCTGTAAGCGAAGCAGCTGCTAAAGGCCCTAAGATAGGCCCTAATGTTGTTATAGAACTTCCTAGAATCCCAGTCACAAAAGACGGGATCATTGCGGCCACAGCATCAAAAGCAGCGCTTGCAGCGGCGGCTCCAAAGTCTGCTAAAGTTGCTTCCCCACTTGCTGCTAAAACGCTAAACTGATTGAGTGTATTACCAACGAATTCATTAAATACCTTTTCGTTTCCTTCCATCTTTTCAGCATTCTTTTTGAAGATGTCGCCTTGTGATTTAAGAACACTAGCTGCAGTTGCATCCGCAACTTCTTTGAACCTATCAAGGGTGCCTTTGTTTGTTTTGCTTTCCACATCTGCACGATTGTTGTTTATTTCAGCAAGTTTTGTAGCGTATTCTTCTGCGCTTATTTCACGTTTTGCAAGTGACTTGTTTAGATCATTTTCTTCAACATCTAAAGCTCCAAGTCGTTCCTTTCGTATTGCTTCGTTTGTTTCTTTTTCTTTGCGTATCTTTTCAGAATTAAAAACATCTAAGAAACTTGTCTGCAATGCTGTTTGGATTTGATATTCAAGGGTATTTTGTTTTTGTGCTTCTTTGGTTTTTTCGGCAAAAGTTTTGACTCTACTTTCAAGTAAGTTAATACTTTGAACATTCTTATTTATAGCCTCTGCAAATTTTTGTGCTGCTTCTTCATTACCTGCTATTTGCGCTTCTTGTTGAAGTTGTGCAATTTCTAAGTTTTGCGTTTTCAAAAATTCTTGAAAGTTGAGTACATCTTGTTGAACTCGAGCAAGTTCTTCACTTGATCCAGATATTGTAATAGGAACTAACTTTTCAGCTGTTGCTGCAAAATCTTTTGAAATTGTTTCAACTTCTTTTAGTTGTTCTTTGAACGTTGGTATATCTATTTTATATTTTGTTTCAACTTCAAGTCCTTTTCTCAATTTTACAATTTCTTGAGTATAGAAGGTATTAATATCCTCAACGGTTTCTCCTTTTGCTTTGCTAGGAGTTATCTTGACAGTCAGTTGAGATTCTTTAAGAAATGTATTTGCATCACTAATACCGCCAATTCTCTCATTAAGAAATTTTCTCAATTCAGTGTTTGCTTCTGCTTCTAATTTAGCCCTTAAAACTTTTTTATCTGCATACTTATTTTTTTCGTCTGCAAGTTCTCGCTCAATATCATTTTTTTGAGCTTCTTGCTTATCCTTATAAAATTCTTTTAATTTTTCAAGATCGCTTGCTTGCTCTTTTGCTTCGCTTTTTGGCTTTGTTGTAGTGTCTGTAAGTTTTTTGTTAGTATCCACAACTGTTTCGGCTGTTTTCTTATATGCATTTAAGGCTGCAATTTGAGAATTGTATGCACTTTGAACGGCTGTTAGTGCTTTGCTATTACTTGCTAGTTCTTTAGTTGCTTTTGTATAAGCATCCGTTGCTTGTTCTTGTGTTTTTGCAGCATATAAAGCATTAGCAAAAGCATTTATTGCATTTGCTCCATATGTGTCAGTAGTAACACCTAGAGTTTTAGTTGTTTTAATTGCTTCTTCAATAGCTTCATTTCTTTTTGCGAAACTTAATGTCTGATTTGCTTGCAATAAAGCCTGATCTAATCTTGCTGATTCTGCTGCTAAACTTTGCAAACTGCTACCAGCACGATTAGCAATTGCTTCTACTCCATCAAGATTATCTTTGTAATCTTTTGTGTTTTTTACTAAATCTGGATATTCTTTGCTTAAATCTTTTGTCAAATCTTTAAGACGTGCACTTTCTGCTGATGTAAGTTTTTTCTTATTAGCTAAATTAAGAAATTCATCCGCCATTGACTTAGTGCCTTTTGTCATTGTGGTTTGTTCTTCATTTGCTTTTTTTTGCGTTTCAATAAGTTTGACGTTTTCTTCTGATTGCACTCTAGTTTCTTCCGCTGAAACACTTAAAGCATCTGTAAGAGCATATATTCCAGCTCCTAAAACCGCAACTGCTGCTACAACTGCCCCAACTGGATTTAGACTTAATGCTAGGTTCCATGCATATTGAGCTACGGTTGTAAGAGTAATTGAGCCTCCTAGAGCAGTTTGAACCGCTGCATATGCCGTTGTAATTGCAGTGCCTAAACCAACAACAATATTATAAGCAGCAAAAGCTGCCGTGATTGTTCCAATTATTATTCCAATCGTTCCTAAATTATTAGAAACGAATTCTATAATAGGAGATAAAGTTTTGAATACGCCATCTAAAGCAATTACAATATTTTGAGAAACAAGCTGAAAAGCAAGTTCTAATTTTTTTGTAAAAGCATCAAAAGTCAAATATTGCCCAGCTGCATTTTGTGCTTGTTTTCCTGCTTCAAGTGCTTTTGCTGCTATTTGATCAGCTGGAATTGGAGCACTAAACATCCTTGCATATGCTTCTGCTCCAAGATCTTCGGCTGGAGTGCCTGCAATTGCAACTTGCAATTGCGAGCGTAGGGAATCTGAAATTTGTCCAGCACTAAACGCTTCTTCAATAGCACCTCCAGAACGTTGCAAAAATTCTTTAATTGAAATTTGACCAGAAGAAGCAAGCCCTTCTAATTCTTTGAATGTTGAACCTAAAGCTTTAGGCAAAGAAGCCTGTAAATCAGTTATTGCTTTTGCAGTGTCCCCAGCTTTGAGCCTGATTTGCGCTTCTTTGATAGAATCTGCAATTTTATCCGTATTAAAAAGACCTTCTTGTCCAGCGACTGCCATTTGTCCAGCGAATTCTTCAGCACTGAAACCCGCTTCACTTAATAATTGTGAATATTCCGCAAGCGTATCAAGAACATCGTCTTGAGATGTTTTCCCTTCTTTAGAAGCAAAAGCAATAAGATTAAATGCTTTTTGACCATCAAGACCAAATTGCCTAATAAATGGAGCAGATTTTGAAACAACTTCATTTACATCCTTATCGTAAAGTGTTCCTAGTGCTTGTGCATTTTTAACAAAAGTTCCTATTTCTTCATTTGGCAAAGCATCTTTCAAAACAATTTTAGCATTTGCGATAGCTTTTGTAGCTTCTGCAAGACTTCCACCAACGCCACCTAAAAAGGCATCTTCAGCACTTTTCTTTAATTGTTCAAATTCAGCACCAGAAGCTCCTGTCGCCGCTTGTAAATCACCTTGCGCTCCAACTAATTCACGCCCGCTCTCAATAACTGAACTAAAGCCATCGGCAATTGCACCAATCCCAGCGGCTAAACCACCACCTACAAGCCCTCCAATCAAGCCACCACTAAGAGCATCACCTATACCGCCTTTTAGGCCTTCAAATACGCCACTAAGACCGCCTGCAGAATCACCAACGTCATCAATTGCCGTAGATAGCTTGTTTACATCTGCAACGGCTCCAGCTGTATCTATATCAACCATTTTATCAAATGCTTGTTCAGTCTGTTTGGACTCATTTTGCATTTGATTAAGTTCGGTAGTGACTTTATTCAGACCATTGAAAAATTCTCCTACATCAAGCCCAAGTTTTACTTTTATATCATCTGCCATGGCGTCGGCGCTCCGCGTTATATTGTTCTTTTTTGTACGTGATATTGAAGGCGTACATTTGAATTACATCGAGTCTTGAGATTTCATAATACAACTTCATGAATTCTCCAACGTTGCCATTCGCAACGCCTTTGAATATAAAATACTTACTCATTAAATCCTTTTCCAAATATCGCTCGGCCTCGCTCTCTTCTTCTTCGAATTCCTTGTCGTCTGCATCATTGAAAACAGTTAGTTCACTAAGATAGTACTCAACTAATTCGGATTCGTTTGCAAACTGTCGAACGAAAAAACTTAAGTTCCTCCAGAATACCATCAAGATCTTGGTTTTGCCAAAATTCTGAATCAATCTCGCTTTGAATGCCAGCTAATAATTCTGGATTTGTAATTTTCTTAGTGTTCACAACGGTTTTAACAAGTGTAAATATTGTAGGAATTGTGCTTGTATCTACATTAATACACTCGAATAAGTCACGTCTTACTTTCAAGTAAGCATCTTTTACAATTTCTTGGAATCTAAAATCGCCCATAATTGCCGTAAAAGCATTTGTCCCCTTGCTTAAATCGATTTGTTCTTGCAAGTGTGGAACGCTGAATACTTTTTCCATGATTTCTTGCTCTGCAGCCGCTTGTGCGCCTTTAGTGTTTGCAAGCTCTTGGAACATAGGGGATACTTTGTCAAATAGTGCGGGCGTTAAGATTGTGAATAAAGGCACTTCGTGAACTTCTTCATTTAGATAAAATTTCATACTGTCTCCATGTTATAAAATAAGGGGCGGGCTTACCGCCCCGTTGTTAAATTGAATTACTTATTACATCCAATCCATACTTCTTTGTAACCTGTGTCGACTGGAATTGTCACGGTTGCAATAGAAGCAGCAATTAGCATACTAGTATCAAATACTAAAGTTCCAACAGTCACTAAAGCATCATTGTTTACAACTTCGCCAGAAACTTTTGGCTTTGTATATTTACCAGATTCCATATCAAATGAACCTGTATCTTGTGCTAATTTACAAAGCATTAATACTACTTTACGCTTTGTTGTGTTACCACTTCCTGAATCCGCAAGTTTGCCACCGTACACAATTTGTAAAAGTGTTTGACTGTTTGCTGTTGCTGAATTGAACTTTACACCGTCTTCATATTCGCCAGAATCATTAGTTGCCTGTTGAACTGGAGCATATGAATCAAAAAACGCTGTCAAATCTGGACTGTCTTCGTTTTGATCTAGTGTGAAGTTTGTTCTTGAAACACTTGTTTTAACTTTCTTTGTGAAAGTTGCTAATTTTGTTGAGCCTATAAGGCCTGTTGTTTCGTCTGCTGTAAAAAATACAGACAGATTTCCGCCGCCTATAACTGCCATGATATTATCCTTGTTTAATAGATGAAAAGGTTTTTATTAGATAATTCCAATTTCTTTTGTTTTTTTCTCTTGTGTACTCTCTTATCAATAACTTCGCATTCCTTTCACATTTTTTTTGATAGTCTTCTTCATCAATCATATAGCCTTCATGATAAAGCATGATTTCAGTGTCCGCCCACGTATGTTTATGTGCGTCTGAATCAATTGTTTCATGACATATACCGCTCCACTTCAAACCAGCCGACCTTTTATGGAGTCTCATGTTTTGAAAAGCATATCGCATTCTTAATTTTTCTTTTTGATTTTGCAATCCATAAATTGTAACGTAACCAGCCACGGCGTCCGTATCGTCTAAAGCATCAAGAAACGCCCATAAATCGACGTGAGGCGTCGTTAAGTATTCATCTGAATCAATGTGTAGGATCCAATCGCCTTGTGCGTACTCGTCGCATTTATTACGCAAATAGCTAAAGTCAAATTGTTCTTCAAAATCATTGTAATTCCATTGCAACGCCACAAGATTTGGAGTCACGCCAACTTCTTCAAGTGTCGGTTCTGTTAATTTATCATCGTAGTTTGTTTTCAATGCAATTACTTGCACGTTATCAATCGGCAATGCTTTACGCCATCTTACTAAATTATCATTATCTTCATAAAGAACACATACTGTCAATCTCATTTTAGCTCCTATAGTACAATGTTCTAAACGTCATGAAAGCAACGCCTTTTGTTTCGTCATCTGAAAAGGTGACGGCTTGTGAATCTACAAAGTGCAAAGGTGCAAACTCTGTACTTTCAAAATCAGTTACATAGCTTCCTAAATCTAAGTTTTGAAGCATATATTCCACTTTTTCGCAAAGATCAGCAAGCGCATTTCTTAAAACTGCCTTTTGTGTATTTGATTTCTTGACTTGAACACCAACTAGCATATAGATATCTAAGGTTCCACGATTCGCAAAAGCCGAATCGTCTTCCATGAGTTCATTTTCTCGTGTGTCTGCTCCACTTAAAACACCTACAAAATCAAAGCCGTACGTATTCCATTTATCAATCTGGACTTGATCATACACTTTTACGCCTTGCATTTTGCGAAGTTGCGTTGTTATTGATTCGATAGCCGCTGTCTCTCTTGCCATGCTCTTATTCCTTGTATTACTTTTGCTTTAACTTCTTGCTGAAATTGATTTGACGCTTTGAACTTTTCGACCGCAGGCGCAAAATACGGACGTTTTGGTATTTGGACACCGCCTTTCTTTTCCACGTGCAAAGCAAGATTCTTAAAATACGGTTGTTTAGTTTCTTTGAACTTTGCCCAGAAGTATTTATGCATCCGTCCTTTTGACTTTATGAAGCCGCCGTATTCTTGAATAGCTGCATATGGCAAACTAGATCCGTATTCTAATTGGTAAAAATTGCCAGTTGAACTGGTTTTGAATATATTACCAACGCCACCTCGTGAAAAGCTTCTAAATAAACCACCTGTATTGATTTCAAGTTTTGCATTTGTACTCGGAGCAATCCTTGTCTTCAATCCAGTATTCACCATGTTAGCACCTATATAGGCTTGCATGATAAAAGGAAACCGTAATAATTCATTACTTATTATCGGTTTCAAATCACTTTCTAATTGGCTAATATTAAGCATCTTAAACCGTTGGGATTACATACTTTGCAAAATACTTTTGCCAGTCAATCTTTTCTTTCAAGCTATTCGACACCGTTTGGCCAGCGCCACCGCTTGAGATTGAACTTAAACCAAACCAATTGCCACCCTGTGGCGACTGCTTATAAATCAAAGCCGCCATTTCTGCAATGCCTTGCAAGATTTGATACGGCATATTCGTGTCTGTCCATCCTGTCGACAAAGTAGCTTTGAATTGTCCTGTTGACTTGTTTCTGAAAACAATATAGTTTGCATACGGTTCTTGATTGTACACATAATCTGAACCGCTGTAATTTGCATACGTTGCGAATTCATTATCACGCCATTGCAAGGCCGTGAGCGTCGTGTTTGCATTATAAGGAACAAACTTCCACCAATGAGAAGCATCGAGCCCTTGCTGGCCTTTAGAAGCCAAAAACTGATATTGTATCGTACTTGTTCGCAAAGGCTGACCGCAATAGCTTTCAGCCTCTACGTAACAAGTTGTAAATACATCATCGAACCAAGTATACAAGGCAATCTCCTCTGCGGTAGGATCGCCAGAGGTTTCCATATTAAGAAACTTCATGAATGCTGTGAACTGCTTTGGATATGCGCTTGTATATGGCATTTTATTTACCTATTTTTTTTGGTTCAACTTTAGGAGCTTTTGCAGTTGGTAATTCAACTGCTTTGCCTTCTTTGATTAATTGTTCTGCTATTTCTTTAGGTAATGAAGTCTCATAACCAGCCGAAATACCATTGTAAGGTTGCGTTAAGATAATACTATGTAACATAAATATTTCCTAATTAGGTTGTAGATGTTTTAAGAACACCGATAGCGCTTGGTGCAGGGAATGCAAAAGCAACTCTTTCAACAACTTCAATACCTTTTTGGTGTGTTCCGCCTAAACCAGTTGCACCAAAGTACTCTTTGTATTCGTTTACAGTTACATCTTCACGGATTCCCATTACAGAGAATTGTGCAAAGTCTGCATAGAATGCGCTTGCTGTGTTCGCTGCGCTTGTTGGGAATAATGAATCTGGTACAACGTGCATAGGGCGTCCAGTCGGTGTAAAGTATGTGTTGTTTGTTAATGCTGTTAAGCCTATTGAAGTGATTTCAATCGGGCGAACTTGATCATAAACTGGACGGCTGCCAGCTGTTTCTTTCATTAAGAAGCCGAAAACTGATTGAGGTACAACAAACACGCCATTTGCACCAACTCCAGAATTAACACCTAATCGCAAGTTCCATAAGTCAGTCCATGAGATTTCACCGAATGTATCTTTTCCAGAGTTATTTGCACCACCTTGACGAACTGTAGTTGTTCCTGAAATTCCTGTTAAACCTGTAAAGTTTGGTGAGTTACCATCACCGTTAAAAAACTGTTTATCTTCAGTTTCTGCTAAAGCACGTCCTAAACCGTTTATGATATAGTCTAAGAATGCTGGTGTAGCATCTTGTAATTGTTCTTCTGAAACAATAGCACCCGCAACGATTTTCTTTGCAGTCATTGCTGTTGCTGTAAAGAATGATGTTGAATCTGTTAAAGTTAAGCCAGAACCTTCAGCAACTACAGCGCCTGTGAACGCTCCAGAGCTTACAAGATTTTCAGTTTTGCCACGCATTGGATAGATTTTTGCAAGCGCTCTAGCATATCCAAATTGATCCGCAAAAGACATGATTTCTTCAATCCAGAATTGTGGAACCGCTGCGCCACCTTGTGAAGCTGTTCCTGTGTTGAAGTTAGCACGTGTGATATATCTTTCATTTGCTTTTCTTGCAATTTCATCTGCAGCGCCTTCACGTCCTTTGTGAATAGCTAAGATATAATCAGAAACAACACGAGCTTGCTCACGACGTGAATCGTGATCTGCTTTGATTTGAACAAAACCATTTGTTTTGCCTTGATTAATTGGATTTGCTGTTCTTAAGGTATCTTGAACCTTTCTGTTTACAACTTCTTTAAGTTGGTCTGGTGTTACTATTAAATTTTCCATTTTTTAAATTTTCCTTTATTAATTTAGATTAAATTCATGATATCATCTGTTGACAATTTTGTCAATGGTTTGATGTTAATTGAACGTGCGCTTTCGCTTATGATAGCTTTGTTTATAGTTTTGTAACCGTCTTGAATCATGCTTAAACCTTGGCTTATTTGTGCTTGTGTTGAAGCCGCAATCTTTTTGCCTACTCTTTGAATAGGAGCTTGCACGCTTGCTGTTGCAACTTCTGGAGCTACCTCTGGAGTTGGCTCTTCGGCGGTTGTTGGCGCAACTTCTGGAGCGTTTCCGTTTAATACTTGAAGCATAGCTTCTGCGGCTGCCATCGTTCCAGCTTCTGCGGCTGCGATTGCTTCTTCTTCTGCAATGCCTAGCTCGTCACGTAAGTAAGTGAGTGCAGCATCTTGCAATATAGGCAAAAAGTTGTCTGTTATTGCTTGTGTTTGTTCTGGGGTTAACATTCTGTTGACCTTTTTTAATTTGTTGAAAATTGTTTCTAATTTTAGTTTTATTGATTTTTTGATAAGAGCTTCTCTATTAGCAGGAATTGAGACTACACTAAATTCAACTAGTTCAGATTTAGTATAGACTGTAATTCTTTTACCGTCAATTGTTTGTTCTTCGCTTTCAATTGGAATGATACCAACCGACACGGCACGAACATACCCAGCCGCAACCAAGTCCGCAACTTCACAAGCTTCATCTGTTATTCTATGAAATTGCAAAGTAGCTTCTAAGTTTTCACCGTTCATGGCAAAACCTAGGCATTTGCCTATTGGCCAGTCGTCAGAATCATGCTGAGCTAACACTATTGGATTATTCAAGTACGAAGTATAATCAATGCCACTTGGAACAATGATTGTTCCATAGCGGTCAACTTCTGGAGTTGACACTACAAAAGTGTAGATGTCTTCAACTACGCTTTTTTCTTCTTGTTCATGTTCATAATAATCTTTTTTTATAAGATCAAATTCACGTTTTAATATATTCATGTTATATCCTTGTTTCTTTAAGTTTTCAACTATATTTGTACTCCATGAGTAACCAGCATCGCCACCCCACAAGCCCCACGCCACACGGCCTGCGGATGGATAACCATTTTCACCGGGTTCAAAACCTTCAGCTTGTTTGTCAACTTCATGCCTAGAAAAGTAAGAGTACATTCTTTTAACAATATCCAAACTCATTGGATCGCCTCTTAGAATTTGCCTTGCTCTCACTAAGCCTATTCGAGTGCCACCTTTGCGGCCTTCTTCTTTCCACTTGATAGCACGCTCGGCTTCTTCTTGCATTCCTTTTGTAGGTACGTAGGCCATTATATCTCTACTGGGAATAATTGACACCTACAATTAACTGCATTCGAAGCGCTTAAGCCCTCACCAAGTGGACGGGGCGCTTTCTCTACGGTGGTCGATATGATATTACCGTCTTTATCTCTCTTTTCTGTTATAACATCGAAGTAACCGTCTTCGCCTTGTGTTTGCCCTTCCATCGCTGCATGACTCGGACGTACACGGCCGTCTCTTTGTGTTAGCCATACCATCTTGTAACCTTGACCTTTATAAACACTATATTGCATTCCACTTGTTACATTAGCAGCCGTTGTGTTTGCAATCATGTTTACACGTGTTGTCTTAAGACTTGCAAATTGCTGTTTTAGAATCTCTCTTAATTCTGCACTTGATTTGCTTGCATTCGCTGCTAAAGTAGCTTGAACTTCGCTTCTAATAACTCCGATTGATTCGGATATTTTTGCGCTGTTTTCGTTTACTAAAGCTGTTATTTCTTGGCCTGTTTGACTTGTCAAATCTTCAATGCCTAAACCTAAATCAATAAGCAATCTTTGTTGAACTCTGTCACAAGCTTCTTGAACCGTAGCATCGAATAAATCTAGTTGTTCATTAGTTACATCTAAAGTAGTTGCGCTTATTCCTTCATTGCGAACAATATCAAACGCTTGGTTTTCAAGTGTGTTCACCATGCCAGAAACAACAATCTTTAATTCATTTTCAGTTGCTGTTGTAAGGGTATCGTAATTGCGCCAGAATAAATCTTTAGCGTTGGCCGTAACTAAGTTAAGACTTCTATTTGCTAACTGCGGAACGGGTGCTATTGGTTTTGGTTCTGTACTTATTGACAAAGGAACAAGCCCGCTACCTATTAGCGGAACGTTGCCACCCTCTACAGCATCATAGCCACGCTCTTTACGTGCATCGTTAATAGTTTTAATTCCCCATTTCAATTCAAATTCTTCTTTGCGCATATCCATTTCGGGATCTGCGTAAGCATACGGAACGGGTTCTATTAGAATATCTTCTTCAAAACGTCTAAAATGTCTTGTGAATTCTTCCGCAATATAGATTGCTTCTGGATCGATTGTGTTCTGTCTAAAGATTGCAAACTGGACTTCTGCAGTTGCTCTGTTTTGAAACTCACCTGTAAGCATCCCAGGTGGCACGCCAAACACTTGAGCAATTTGCGCTCTCGTGTCTTTGCTTACTGAATCGTAATTTATACCTAGTTCACTTTTTGGCGGTAGTTGTAATTGCATTCCACCCCCTAACAAGGCACGCAATTTGTAGTCTGGTAGTTCTTCATTCCATGAAGATTTTAGCTTGTGCCACTCTTCAATATCGAATCTTTCAGGGAACGTTGCTATCAAAGGCGGAACGGCATTATTTGCAAAAAGCCTATGTAAGTATTCACTTACTTCAACGTCGATATTCGCATAATCAAGAGCAGCCGTAACCAGACCAACACCAAACATATTCATTCCTACGATTTCATCTGGTCTTGCCGCTGGATGTACTCTTGCTAGGTGAATCACTTCATTTTCTGGAATAGGGATTAAGCCATCTGAAACGCTTTGATACGTGTACCCTTGTATAAAGTTATCCCCGCCCATTATGACACGCACACGAGTTGGATTCAAAACCCACATTTGAAGCGGTACTTTGTAGCCAATTGTTGGCGTCCATATAAAACAGTTACCGTTTATTGAAAGCCAATTTTCAATAAAACTAAAAACTTGTGAACGTGTGAAATACGGATTTGGATTCGCTATTAAGTGAGCCGCCCAGTTATCGTTTCCAAGTTCAGATTTAGTGAAGTTGTGCTCTTTGAACGTGTTAAACTGAATAGCACTTAAAGCATTTGCTCTGTGTTGTAAACACGCAAACACCGTGCCACGCAAACTCATTGCAAGCTCGTTACCTTGTGGAATAGAAGCAACTTGTCTATATCCTGAATACGATTGATATGGACGTTGTAGCCTTTTGCCACTAGGCAAAATAGCATTTGAAATTCTTTGTCGAATATCGTCAAGTAAACTCATACGTATATACTCGGAGTTTTGCGAATAGCATTGAACGCGTGACTTAACGCGTCTATATAATCGTCGTGCCTATCTTGTGGCGTTCCTGTAAAGC